TGAATAGTCAGAACTTGATTCGTTCCTACTGGAACTAATGTCACCGAAGCCCTAAATGATACGGTTTCAGTTGTTCCGCCTGTGTAAGTAAGCCGACCTGTTGTGCTTGCCGTGAAACTTGCAACAGTTCCAGCAACCCATGTTCCAGCCACCTTAACTGGTATATCAATAGTGCTGATTACCGTTGCGGTTGCATTCCCATGCATTGTTACTTGCGCGTATATCTCATCAGCAATAGATGATATCTGAATGCCGCTAGTATTAACCGCCGTTACACTAATGCCACTACCAGCTACAATACTAGCAATTGTAGGAGATGCTGCTGTTGTGTTTAATAGGATCGGCAGGCCGTCAGCATTAGCCGTGAAGTTGTGACTCAGCACAATACCATTCTGAGCAGAGACATTAGCCAATATTCCAGAGCCATTTTCAATGTTTCTGATCTTGTTTACCGAGCCATCTACATCAAGAACTGGCGACCCAGTAACAGCGCCTGTCTGAATGATTGAGCCAGTAACACCAAGGTTAGCTACGAAGTTGTCATAGCTGATCTTGTAGTTAGTACCGTTTACCGTAGCCCAAGAAGCTATTAGCTAGACCCGTACCTTGTGGGACGATTTCCCTCTTCTGGCGACCTTGTGCATTCCCCGCCATTGGTATTGACCTCCAAACCTATTGCGCCTGTAGTCTCGGCGAGTAACTCTGCTTCTTGATCTGGGTAGAAGTGTCCACTTAATCCGTAGGACTCGTTTTCATTGCCAGAGCCGATTGGTAACGTAGCAGGCAGTTTACTGGCCCTGATACGCTGACCTATTGTCCTCATGGTCTGCATACCCTGACGCGCTGCCAGAGCTAGACCTTCTGAAACCACGCCTCCGTAGTCAGGTGCGACTTCAATCGCCATGTTAGCGATGATGCCTCTTAATGCACCAGTAGGGACTGTGACTTCATCACCGAGGCTATCTACCACGGTATAACCCAAGCTAATGCCCTGAGCATCTAGCTGAGCCATGTAATTATTTAGAGCGAATATATAATCTTGGTACTCATCAGGCTCAAGTGGAGCTTCAGACGCTTGTACCAGAATCCGCTGTAGCGATGCCTTTGCAACCTGAGCGACAGTAGCCATTACTCGTACATAGCTCCTTTAGCTTTTGCTTTCTTCTTAGGCTTCTTTGCAGCCTTAGCAGCCGCTGCTCTTCCTTCTTTCGTGTAGGGATATTTCTTACCTTTAACCATTGGCATGGTATTACCTCACTCGAATGTTGCTGTTTTTGCTGATTGCCTAAACGCTTTAGCAGTAGGCGCGCCTTTTGAGCCAGCCTTCCTCATTCTTTCAGGAGTCTTGCCTTCAGCCTTTTGCCGCTTGATGCGCTTACGCTTTTTGTGCATGTTTTCGTACAGTCCAGCCATTATTCGTACCTTGCTGATTTAGCGCCTTTACACTTCCAGCGCTTACGACTTAGGTTGTTTGGCGTATTAGGATCGTTCTGCTTGTCTTTAGGTAAGCGTTTCTTAATACCTAATGACCTAGCACAGTATGAGTCGCCCTTCTTTGTACCAGCGCGTACTCGTGGCCCGCTATCGCTTGCTTTGCCAGATTGTCCGTAAGAAACCTTCTTTCCAGACTTGGTGACCTTTACTTTAGCTTTGCCTTTGCTTGGTTTTGCCATAAAGAATCAGGGGGCCGAAGCCCCCTTCCTCAATCAGTGCTTATACACCGAAGCCTTTACCCGCAAACAGGGGTTGGAATACGGCGTATGCTGGCAAGAGATCGAAACGAATCTTTTGCGTATTCGCGTCACCGTCTGCGTACTTAGATACTCGGATTGACATACCGTCACTAGTAGTAGCGATTGTGTCAGTTGAGTAGAGCTTAGGTAGCTTAACAGTACCCATGCCGAACGCCTGCTTCGTGTAGAAGAGGTTAGGCTGGTACAGAGTTGAAGCAGCGCCAAGGATCGTTACAACCGCATCTTCTGCAGGAGCAGCGTCTACGTTGTTGTACTGACCGTTAGCTTCGTAGATAGCAGCACCTGAAACAGTGATAGTCGCAGCGTTGCCAGCGATAGTCACATCTTCAAGTACAGTGCCTGTCCAAGGAACAACAGCGCCAGAAGCATCAAGCATAGGCTGACGAGTAGCTACGTTGAGACGGTTAACGCCTGCAATAGTTACCATGTCACCAGCTTTGATAGTACCAGTACCCAGACCGTTCAAAGAAAGAACCTGAGTCATAGTGTCTTTAGCTGTGACGTAAGTTGCGTCAGGAGCAGTAGCCAAAGCGCCAGCACGATCAGTAGTAGAACCTGAAGTGTAGCTAGGCAGTGCGTTAGAAGTAAGCGCCATCATGCCACCGAAAGATTGGCTGATCTGTGCTTTTTCCCATGCTGTACGAACAAGGCCATCAGCCGCATTCAAACCGTTCTGAGCTGAAGACAGCGCAGTAGTAGTGAATGGGTTCATGATGTAGTACTTCTCGTCGCTCATAGGAACGCCGATTGAATCCATCAATGCGCCAGCACCTGCAACGTCGCCCCAAGCATCTACGGCAGTGCCGTGAGTACCATACTTGAGTGAAGCGTTCTTGTTCATGTACGCGCCAAGATCAAGCTCAAGGTCAGTCACAATGCGACGGGCCATTGGCTCAAGGATCTGGTCAAGCTGGTCGAGTTCCAATGCTTCTTCCACGTTGCCCCACTCAGTGGCCGCTGTGAAGTAGTCCTGTACTGTACCAGTTGCCTTACCTGCAATGATGTCGCTCTTAGTGCTTGAGCTAATGTCACCGCCAGAGGTACGGATTGAGTTGTAGTCGTGAGGACGCTTGAAGTCCACGTTTGAACCCGATGAAGGGTTGAACTTGCCTGACAACAGTTGAGTGTTGACAGTCTTAGTCAGAACTCGTGATGCCTCGAATGCTTCTAGGAAGACCCGAGCCACTTTCCGAGTGACGTTACTATTGAGATTGTTAGCCATTTTTAACTATTCCTATTCAAATACTGCGCCTTGCGGCCCTCTAGGTTTGGGGGCTTTACCAGCGCCGTGTGGTTGCTCCAAAGGATCAGGAGCGTTATTTACCTTGGGTTTAAGAGCAGCAGCTTTCTGCTTAACCGTTGTTGCTACATAAACTGCCGCCTGTGTAGGTGACATTTCGCGTAGCTTCTCTAGCTCTAAGAGGTTCTTAGAGAGGTAAGTAGTAATCAATGGCCCTTGGTCTTCTTCCAGTATGTACTGAACTAAGTCCTCGTGAATGCCAAACTGCGCTACCGTGTTACCTGCTACCTGTAAGTCCTCTGAATTAATCCCTAGACTTGTGGCCTTCTGGGAGTAAGACTGAACCTTCTCGGTCATTACTTCTTGCTGCTTTTGTGCCTGCTGTTGCTGCAATTGTTCTTGTTGCTGCTTCAGCATTTGCTGTTGCTGATCGAACGCAATAGCTTGTTTGAGTGCCTCATCCCTTAAATACAATTGCCGTCTGTATTCCTCATCGGATACTGCAAACGGATCAGGTATTGCTGGGACGTTAGGTCGCCTCTGTTCAGGAACTTTAGCCTCTAACTCTTCAAGCCGTTTCTTCAGGGCTTCTGCTTCCCGCTCCTTCTCTCGGAGCTTGAAAACCTTCTTCCCTACAGCCTCATCAAGTATTCGCTGCTGGTCTTCGCTGAACGTGATATGTTTCTCTGGGTTCTCACCCGCCTCCGGTGCTGATTCGGTATCCTGTTCCTCAACAGAATCTTCAGTCTCTTCTACCTCCGTCTCTGTGGTTACGTCTTCCTCAGATTCGTACTCGTAGCTATCCTCTGGTTGCAGCTTGCTCATAATATGCCCTTTATAGGTAAATGCCCTGAATAGGTCAGGTGGCCTAAGCGCGATTATAGCATAGTGTGGTAAAAAGCAACACTTAGAGGTAAATTAGGCTAACTAATGGCGAGATACGCCAAGGAGGATGTATGAGCGACTTGTATGAAGTATTTGAGACAGATGACCCAGAGCAGATGCACGACATACTGTTTGATGTGATAGGACAGCTAATAGAGGCTGACAGGGCCGGTGATGGCCCTATCATTGAGGAGTTGTGGGATAAGCTAGATGATATGGTTACAGAGCTAATTATGGCTGTTTAGCCGATCTGCCTCAAAGAACTAGTTTGTAATCTTGATTTATTAATCTGCTCTTCCATCATGTCAGACATCTTCTTCTGGTTGTCTAACTGCTCGCCCATTGCCTGAGCGGATGTCTTGTCTACTGTGGCGTTAGCTTGTTGTGCTTTGATCTGCGTCTCCATGCGCTTAGTCTCAGCGTTGAAGGCATCAATAGCGTTATCAGCTTGGTCGCCTACAGCTTGGCTCTGGAGCTTCTGAGCTTCCAGTTGTAATTTCATCTGCTCGTTCTGGAGCTTCTGCATCTCTATCTGCGACCGCATCATCTCAGCCTCAGCCTTGAGTTGCTCAGCCTGCGCTAGAACCATGGCAGGGTCTGGTGCTTGCTGGCCTTGCGCCATCTGCTGCGCTTGCTGCATCTCCATGAGTTCTTCTTCGGTCATCTGTGACTGAGGGATTAGCCCTTGCTGGAGCATCTGCGCCCGCTTACGTTCAGCTATCTGTGAAGCCGCAGGAGTATTGACACTCTGTAGCATCAAGTCGCCAGCTATCTGCATGATGGAAGGATCAACCTGTGCCAGTGAGACAATAGCCTCAATCGTCTCTTCCTGACGGTTCTTGAAGCTAGGGCCAGCTTTACAGATAACGTCATACGAACCCACGGACAGATCATTAACCGTGACAATCTCACCAGTTTGGTTGTCTATCACTTGTTGGTTAAGGTCAGCCATGTCAAACGACTCATCTTCACGCAGGACTCTGACTGTTCTGGCAGTGTCATAGACTTTAGGGATAGCGTCCTTGATCAACCTGCCTGTAGCGGCTATAGCTATCTCCATTGAGCGGCTGTACTTGAACGTGCCATTGTCGCCCTTGTTCTGGAGCTTCTGGATAGCTACACCGGACTGAGCGTTAGGGTTGTCGCCCATGTTAGCTGCAAACATACCCGCAGTGGCGTTGATCATGCCCTGCATGGACTGAGCTATTAGACTCAAACCTTGGTTGACCTGCGCCCCACCCTGTTGTTGTGGGATAGCAGGAAACTCAGGATCAGGGTTGAAGAACTGAACAGGATCAGAGTTGGTGTTGAGAGTCGCTATCTGGTCTTCATGGCCCGCAGCCTGAGTAGGAGTCATCCAGTACTTAGCCCGTGGAGCTAATGCGCCTTCCTCAATAGACCGAGACATTGCGTAGTTTAATACACGCTGTGGGTCTAGTAGCTTCTCAACCACTCCCCAGTACAGAGTCTTGCCTTCAAATATCTTGAAGTTGCCGTACACAGGGATAACTGGAATTCTGTTGAACACAGTCTCACGGTCGTCTTCTAGCCAATCCTTATTGTCAAAGAACCTTGAGCAGACCTTGTGTACCTTGCGAGTCCTTCTACGAACCTCAGTGACTCCGATCATGGCTAAATCGTCTACGATCTTCTCAAAGTCCTCATTGACCTCATGAGTCTGACCGTTGGACATCATGACCAATTCACG